AACCTTTGTTTTACTTTTTAGGATAGCATTATAGATAGAATAACCATCCATAACAATTCCGCCCGGTGAATTAATCCAAACTTGAATCCTTTTTTTACCCATGTTATCCAACATAAGTAATTCCGCCTGAAACAAAGAGCCATCTATTCCCTGTCCTTCCTGTTCATCATAACCAATATGCTTATTTATGAGCATTATTGGTTCGTCTGCGTTTGGATCTATACAGTAATTCATAGCACAAATTAAAATTGATTATTTATATTCCCTAAAAAGTGTGCCACTTTAAATACGAAGGTACATTGTACGTACATTGTACGTATTACGAACTAAGTACGAACGTATCCTGTACGTACAAAAAACCGTATAAAAAAACCCTCGTTAATACAAGGGTTAATTTTTAATAGGAGTTTTTACTGCGGACACGAGAAAGGTAGTCAATCCTTTGCTCAGGAGGTAGTCTTTGAAAAAAGTCTTTAACCATAATGTTTACAGATTCACTAAGACTCATTTCATTTGCCTCAGCATAAGTTCTTAATAAATTATCATTCTTGGGCTTTAAATAAGCCACCACTCGCCTTTCTTGTGTTGTTTTTATATCCATTTATTTCGATATTATTACCCAATCAACTGATAAATTTTGTACAGCACTTGCACTTTCTCTTGCTACTATATCAAAAGAAGATGTTGTTTTATTTTTAACTGCAAAAAAAGTATTCAAATCATCGGAAACATTTGATGCAGCCGAAGTAGGAGTAATCAATACAACATAATTCGTATTTGCCAATGTAGAACCCAAAGTTACTGTATGAGTAGTATAAGGAGTTGCTATATCCCCTATGTATGCACTACCAGCAGCCAATATAGGATTAGTCAAAGTAGGATTATTGATAACATAGTTAGGATAACCACCTGAAACCAAAGTCCCTGTGATACTAACTTGTGCCGGGATAGTAAAATTTAAAAAGAATGCACTTGAATAATCGCTTATCCCGCTTCCACTTGCACCTTGTGAAATTTGCATCTTTCTAATGTTGTGTACATTATGAGTTGTGCTATCTGTAAAAGTTACGGGATCTGCAAAGGTTGTATATTGTGAAGTAACCTGACTGAATACTGCCGTATTACCTGAACTTGCTGTAAAGTTAGCCGCATCAACTAAATAAACTTCTCCGTTATAGAAAACTGCATCTGCCGCAATAGCATAAACACTTCCTGAACCTGTATTAGTACATCCATTTAATACATAAAGGGTTGAAGCATTATAAGTATTGCCTATTAATCCTGTAATAGTTGCACCTAAAGTTTCTTTGTGTGCATCTTGCAAGAATTGTAATGTTCCCTTTTTTAAAGGCATTTGAGCTGTATCGCTAATCGGGGTTATGTCTAAAATTTTCATAATTAGTATGTCTGAATTGTAAAGTTAAGACTTGCAGGAATAAAACGAAGTATAAAATCGCTTACTTCTTGAAAGTTTGTTGTTGCGTAAATTGATGTTGGAATATTTATTTGAAAATTGTTTACTTGAATAAATGGGTATGAATAACCAATGGTTGAACTGCTCATAGTTTGCCCCACATCGCTTCCTATAGTTTCACCTATATTAAATCCGACCAAAGATGAAGGCAAATTTGTTATATATATGTCCGAAACAGCTGGAGGTTGCCTAAAATTAGAAAAAAATCTCTGATTTAAGGCGTATTCTAATACTAATTTCTGCCCATTGAATAAAACTCTGCTATCAACACCTAAAAATGAAGGCAAATAAACACTCCAGCTTGATAATGGGGGTTGGTCTGTATTGTTATCAATTAAGCTTTCATAAACAATTTGCTTATAAATTACTCTTGCCCCTTTAGCATAAGTTCCGGCAGCCCATTGAGAATAAGGACTTCCTGTTTTATAATCTCCTAAATATTTATCTCTCAAATATTGTATAGGAGAAATCAAAGATTGTAGCCATCGAACATTTATCGCCTGTCTTTTATCAACAGGCAATAATTCAACGACCTTACTATTAAAATTTATATTATACAGTCCCATTTTATTGTGCTATAAATTGTAAAGAATCAGCGAAAGTCTTTCCTGCTGTAGTTTCCTGAACTATGTATCCTGCGATTGTATTCCATTGCCTTTGAATAACAGTTTGATTTAAAACTAAGTCTATCCCAGCTGCGAAAGAACTTGCATCATCACGACCACGTACATTGTTAAGGACCACATCATTAACTCCTGCCACCCCTCTAATAACTCCTTCTAAATCAGAAATCTTTAACGATCCATCAAAGTTAGTAACAGATAAATTTTGTAAATAAGTATTTATTGTATCAATAACGCTTTGTTGAATGATAGAAGCATACTGCCCTTGATAATAGATTGAAGCATCAACATAAATCTTATCAGCATTTAAGCTAATTACTAAATAATTAATCCCGGCAGCTCCAATAGTATTAATATATCCTTGTGCTGCACTTAATTCCGCACTTGCTAAAGCTACATAAGGGCTACTTTTAGCCACTTTTAAAGTTACGCTATTGCTTATGTCACTTGTAACAGAACAAGCCGTTATAATACGCTTTGTATCATCTACGACAGGGTATTGAGGAACTGTATCAATTAGTTGAACTATCTGTGGGACTGTAGCATCATATTGAAATTCAAACATCTTAGCTTGCAGCCATAAAACGCTTGCCCCAGCAGAAGCATTAACCTGATTTTCTACATTTGTTAAAAATGAATCTAATAATTGCTCTAATATAGCTATGCAAGTAGCAACAACAAAGGTCCACAAATTCCATATAGCCCTTTTTGAGGTACTATTTAAACCTGCTAATTCAGGTTGTGCATTTTTTGTTGCAATAATTTCTTGTTGTATCGTATCTATTGACCTTGCCATTATATTGTTATTTGTGGGGTTGCTGTTACTGTTAATTGTACGGGAGGATTAACATAATTAAACGCTTCTCCGCCTGTGGTATCTATTAATGAGCATTGGAAGTCTATGATGTAATGATAGACATCTGTATGCTCATAATCTTGTTGCTCTGAAACTTTCATCAATCTACTGCATCCGGAAGGTTCATAATAAGTTAAAAGTCTTACTATTGAATCTCTTAAAGAAAATATGCTTTTATTTTCTTCTAATGTCCCATCAACGGAATCATACTCTGTTTGCCCTATATGAATTTTGAATGTTACATCTGATTCTGTGAAACCACTCGATAATTGAGAATGATTTTGGTTCATTTGTACTTCAACAAAAAAACAAGGAAAAGGGAATGATTCAATCTTTCCCTGTTCCATGTATTTGAATTGATTATTAAATATTCTACAAAACCCATAAGAGGATTGTATAATATTCTTAATGTCTAATATTGCGTTATTTATCCCTGCCATATTTTTTGCATATAGCTTTTAATTTTATCTAATTGCCTTTTTCTTAATAAAGGAGAATCTCCAACAAACTGCCTTTTAGGAATTTTACTTGTTCCATAATTATTATACCCGGCATATTCGTTTTCTCCTCCTGTTGTAACCACAAATTTAATCGAATTAAAGTCCGCTTTAACAATACTATTAGATAAAGCCCTTCTTAATGTACCCGTTCTAACCAATATTGCACTATTCCTTCTCGAATCAGCACCCTTCTTTGGGTATTTATAAGCCGGAGTGCCTGGGGTTCTTCTTTGTACCTCTTTCCATTTTTGCCCATCCCATTCTTGCTTATCAAATCCTTCCATAAAATAATTCAAAGTATCATTAGCGATTACTTTAGGTAGGTCCGTTTTCATACGTTCTACCTTCTCGATTATTTTATCAAAGTTAAATTTATCCATTAGTTCATGCTTTCCCAAAGTTCAACTAATAAGGGAGTTGATTGCTGCTGGCTCCCTCTTTCAATATATACCCCATCAAATTCTAATCCATCATCGGGTGTTAATTCCCTTTCTAATTTCCTCTCTACATACTGTTTGAATTGGTCATACATTCTTGGCAATAGATGAATAGCCTTAATAGGCATATTTTTAATTCTATGACTAAAAATGCAACTTGCACACATATCTACAGCTTGAACATTAACCGCTTTATATTCTTTCCAATTTATCATGGTCTATCAAAAAATTTAAAACATTCAAAATTATTAGCCAACCTTATATCATCATCCGCAAACAAAACTATTAAACAATGATAACCTATAACTCCCCTGCTCACTACTATGTCAGTTTCTATATACATTAGTCTTCGTCTTCGGGCAAAGGTAAATCAAAATTCCTTCTCCCTAATTCTTTAGGTGCTGATGTAAAATAAGGATGTTCGGGACTAAATACATAACCATCTTTCCCTACATTCATTTTAAATACATCTTGCATATCTTCGTCAGCATGCTTCTCCGCTTCTTTTACTTCTTTTTTACTGCTAATCTCGCCTTCATCTAATTGTAAAACAGTAGAACGGCAATTCCAATGATTAGGAGGATAGTATTGATCCCAAAAAGGGTCATTTACAGGCAAAGTAATCCCATCCAAAGGCTCGCATATCTCTGTAGTTTGTGAATCTTCTACTACTGAAAGTCTTAATAAAGGGAATAAGTCTTTATCTTCTTCAATCTTATTCCATTTAGCCGCCATCTGCCCACTCGCTATCGCTGTATTATATTCAGTCTTTGCATAATCTTCATTATACAATTCGTAAGTCTGTTTTGCGTCTTTAAAAAACTCCTTAAAGGGTTTTATATTATCATCTTCATCGTATATCTTATCTTGTAAAACCCTTACTTCCTCATAAGTCTTAGCAGCGGAGAACATATATATATTGGTCCTCAATTCCTTTAATAAAGCTAAATCTTTCCCACCAAATTCCTCCAATCCCCCACCAAACCCCTTGTAAACCCCTTTCTCTAAATATTCAGCAATAGCAAAATATAAATTTTCAGGCAAATCTTCGGTTGTTATATCTCCCGAAAAAATACCCTCTAACAATTTTTTTATTTCTTTTTCGCTTAACATTAAATGTATTTTTCAAATTTATCTATAAAGCCAAAATCATCATTCACTAATAAGACGCCTATAATATCCGCAATAAAACAGATAACTATTGCTAAAGATAACAACATAAATGCTGAAAAAACAAAAGGGGTTAATATTGTTTTAATCAATAACCTCATTTATAGAATTGCTTTAACTTATTTTGAATCTTAGTGGGTATTGGAAGTACAGGGGCTTCTATCTTCATGGTTGGAATGCCTGTTCTTTCCTCAAAGTATTTAGCATCCATCTGTAATCCTGCATTCTTCATAGCCAAAGCTATATTAGCTGTAAGTTGATTGTTT